GCTGATTATGCCGAACTTGCAAAAGGTCAAGGGTTTCAACCGACACAAAAGATGAAGGTTGAGCCTATGACCTTGAAAGCGTTAGTCCGTGAGCGTATTGAGGCAGGTAAAGAAATGCCAACGGAAATCTTCGGGGTGTTCTCGGAGAATAAAACTACAATAAAAAGGAACAAATAAACATGAACCAAGTAGCAAATAAAAAAGAAGGAGCATTAGCGACTGTAAATTTTGAAGCTGATGCAAATCAAGGTGCTCAAAACATATCGCAAGAAGATCTTGCGTTACCTTTCTTAAAAGTTTTGGGACAGCTATCTCCAGAGGTAAACAAAAGAGATGCTAAATATGTCGAGGGCGCAGAACCTGGCAAAATCATAAACACTGTTACTAATGAGTTGTTTGATGAGATACAAATTGTACCTTGTCATTACAAAAGACAATACATTGAGTGGCAGGATAGAGGTACCAGCACTGGTGCACCTGTTGCAATCCACGAAGCAGATAGTGATATCATTAGTCAAACCACAAGAGGTAAAGACTACAAAGATAGATTACCAAACGGTAACTATTTAGATAACACTGCACAACACTTTGTGTTAGCCATGGGCAGCACACCACAAACAGCTTTGATTTCTATGAAAGGCACACAACTAAAAGTGAGCAGAAAGTGGAACTCAATGATGATGGGTATCAAAATGCAGGGTAAGAACGGACTTTTTACTCCGCCAACATACAGCCACATTTACAATCTAAAAACTGTGCAAATGTCAAACGACAAAGGCACATGGTTTGGATGGGACGTAACGAAAGTTGGTCCAGTCTCAGATAAAAATATCTATGACATGGCAAAAAACTTTGCGATTAGCGTAGGTAAAGGTGAAGTTGAGGCGAAGCATGGTAACGGGGAATCAGATTCCAAGCAACCATATTAACCATATCCTAGGTAGTGGGCGCTGAAGCGAGAGGGGAGGCGCCCACTTTGCATTGTTATGATTGAAAAATTTAAAAGCATATTCGAAGGATTAGACCGTGCTTACGGTGTCACTATTGTAGAAGATACAAATGGTAATGGCACAAAAATAAAAGGTAAATCATTTGTAAAACGTCAACCAGTAACAGATAGTCTTTGGCAAAAACATTTAAATGGTGAAGAAAATTTAGGTATCATACCTATTAATGATAATAATCAATGTAAATGGGGTTGTATAGATATAGATTCTTACGCTGGTTTTGATCACAAAAAATTAATAGACAAAATAAAAAATATAAAACTACCATTGATCGTATGTAGATCAAAATCAGGTGGTGCACATATATTTTTATTTACATCAAATTACGTATCAGCAAAATTAATGAGAGATAAATTAGTGCAGATAAAAGCTGTGCTAGGATATGGAGGGTCAGAAGTTTTTCCAAAACAAACAGAATTAAAATCGAAAGATGATACAGGAAACTTTTTAAATTTACCATATTTTAATTATAAAAATTCTGTTCGATACGCATTTAAAAAAAATGGTGAAGCTGCTACACTGGATGATTTTTTTAATTTACATACGGGAAACTATTTGGATCCTGATATGTTACAGGAATTAGAAATAGAAAGACCTAAATCAGAATATAGTGATGGACCACCTTGTATTGAAACACTAGCTATGAATAAGATAGGTGAAGGTGGTAGAAACAATGCATTGTTCCACTATGGTGTGTATGCAAAACAAAAATGGCCAGCAGAATGGAAGTCAAAATTAATTTTATTTAATGCGACTGCAATGGAAAAACCATTGTCAGATTCAGAAGTGCAAATAGTTGTTACACAGCACGATAAAAAAGAATGGGGTTATAAATGTAGTGATCAACCTATGTGTAGCATGTGTGATAAAACATTATGTCGAACTAGAAAATATGGTATCGGCCAGGAGATATTGTTTCCTGGGCTAACCGACCTCCAGGTAATAGACTTGGAGGATCCTTACTACTATCTCAATGTAGACGGAGAAAGATTATACTTAGAGAATGTAAAATACTTGAGACAGCAAAGTTTATTCCAGGAGGCGTGTATGAAACAATTAAGAAATAGACCTATAACTTTAAAAGAAAAGGATTGGGTTAAGATTACAAATTTATTATTAGAAAATGCAGAAGTTACGGAACCTGCAGAGGGATTACGAACAGAAGATCAATTACAAAATCATTTAGAAGAGTTTTGTTTAAACAGACAAGTATCAACAGATAAAAACGATTTAAAAAAAGGTGGTGTGTGGACATCAGATGGCTATCATCATTTTGTATTTGACAGATTCTATCATCAGTTTCTAATGCGTAGAAGATGGGATCTTGGTTATTCTAGAACAGCACAATTGTTAAAAGAAAAATGTGAGTGTGAGAACAAAAGAATTGGTAAAGAAAAGTTATCTGTATTTATAGTCAAAGAGTTTGATAAAAAAACAGATGAATATAAACAAAAAAAATTAAAGGAGGAGGAGCCGTATTGATTGCTAAAATGGATTTATTAGCAATTACAATGTTTACAGCGTTGTGGATATACTTACACTTAGGAATATGAGAGGAAATCAAATGAATTTATTTATTAAAGACAGTAAAAAAATTGACATATCTCAAAACGATAATCCAAAAGATGCAGCAGATTTTGTTGTAGAAGCTAAGATAGTGAAAAATAGATATTTAATTTATCCCACAAATGGAAGACATCCAATGCATGATTATTCTGAAAAAGATCCTAATGGAATATTACATACATCTGATTTTCCATATATTTTAGATACAAATTATAGATGTAGAGGAATAAAAAAACGTCTTAATATATGTTTAAGAGACACTATAGAATATCCATACGTACAATTAACGAAAGAAAATGGTGGAACAGGTAAACATATATGTATTCATAAACTAGTGGCACGAGCTTTTTTAGATCCTGGTAATTTAGATCCATACGACGACAAAACAGTGGTAAATCACATTAATAAAAATTGTTGGGATTACAGACTTAGTAATTTAGAGTTTGTTACTAGGTCCGAAAATGGTAAAGACAACAGAGTAAGAGGAAAAGATTTTATATATAAAGTTGGAAAGTTAAAAGGTTTTGCATGAAAACAATAGTATTAGGACCACCAGGCACAGGAAAGACAACTACATTATTAAACAAAGTAGATGACTATTTAAAAGAAACAGATCCTGATAAAGTTGGATATTTTGCTTTTACACAAAAAGCTGCATACGAAGCAAGAGACAGAGCTATAAAAAAATTTAATCTTACAGAAGACGATCTACCATATTTTAGAACACTACACTCACTGGCATTTAGAAAACTAGGTGTAAAAAAAGAAGATGTAATGCAGCGCAGACACTATGTTGATCTTGGAAATAAACTAGGATTTCCTGTCAACTATGCTAAATATGAAGATGATCACGGCGGTATTTTTACATCTGACAGTGAATACTTACGAATAATAAATCTTGCAAAGTTACGAAATGTTACACCAGAACAACAGTTTGATTTAGGAAATCACAATGGTGATCTTGAAAGAGATAAATTAATTATTATTGCAAACGAAATAGAACGATACAAAAAAGAATATAATTTAATAGATTTTAATGACATGATATTACATTTTATTAAGTCAGATAAATCACCGAAATTTGATGTTGTATTTATAGATGAAGCACAAGATCTATCACTAATGCAGTGGGATATGGCAAAAAGTATTTGGAATAAAACAACAGATTCTTTTATTGCAGGTGATGATGACCAAGCGATATTTAGATGGGCAGGTGCAGATGTAGATTCTTTTATTGCACAAAAAGGTTTAATGATGCCACTTACACAATCACACAGAATACCGGCTATGGTGCACAATGTTGCGATGAATATAATTAATAGAGTTAAAAACAGAATAAATAAGTCTTGGAAACCAAAAACACATCAAGGTGCATTGTCTTGGCATGATGAATTTGAACAAATAGATATGACATCTGGTGAATGGTTAGTTATGGCTAGGACTAAATATATGTTAGACGAACTAGAAGGCACACTGTATAGAAATGGTTTGTATTACAGAAATAAATTTAAAAAAACAAAAGAACAAGAACTACACTATGCTGCACAAGACTGGGAGAACTTACGTAAAGGTCAACCAATAGCATACAAACAAGTAGAAAGAATCTACGGATACATGAAAGATAATACAGATAGATCTAAACTAAAAGGTATGTTGAAAGATGCATCTTACGATATTGCTACACTAAAAAGAGATTATGGTTTAAAACTAGATAGTAATGCAGTTTGGTATGAAGCATTTGATGATGCACCAAGCAGAGATGTAAGTTATCTAAGAAAGATGAGAAAGAATGGAGAAAAACTAAACGAAGAGCCACGAATAACTTTGTCAACCATACATGGTGCAAAAGGTGGTGAATCACAAAACGTTGTATTATTAACTGATCTTAGTAACAATACAATGGAAGGATACAGAAAAAACCCAGATGATGAGAATAGATTGTTTTACGTTGGTGCAACAAGGACCAAGGAACATCTACATATCATATCACCAAAACAAGAATACAAAGGATACAGTATATGACAAACAAAGATATATTCAAAGGAAGCACGTATAGCTCATTGGAAGAGCAAGTGGGTGGTAAACACTACCGTAATATGAAAATACAACCAGCAGAGTTTATAAATGAAAACAAACTTTTGTTCGCAGAGGGGAACGCTATAAAATATATTTGCAGGCATTCTGTGAAAGGTAAAGAACAAGATATAAGAAAAGCAATACATTATTTAGAAATGATATTAGAGAGAGACTACTCATGATACAGAAACCAATGTTTAGTCCACAAACAGAGTGGCTACCACCAGAATCTTTTCCTGACTTATCTAAATACGATGAGATAGCAATAGACTTAGAAACAAAAGATCCACAACTAAAAACCATGGGATCTGGATCTGTTACAGGCAAAGGAGAAATAGTAGGAGTTGCTGTGGCTGTCCAAGATTGGAAAGGATATTATCCAATAGCACACGAAGGTGGTGGCAACATGGATAAAAACATAGTCCTTAAATGGTTTCAAAACGTATTAAACACAGATTCTTACAAAATATTTCACAACGCTATGTATGATGTATGCTTTATTAAGGCTGCAGGTCTTAAAATTAATGGTCGTATCATAGATACCATGATTGCTGGCTCTCTCGTAGACGAGAATCGCTTTCGATACGATTTAGGCTCTATGGGTAGGGATTACCTTGGAAGAGGCAAAAACGAGGCTGTATTGAAAGAAACAGCGGAGCTTTGGGGTGTAGATCCAAAGTCTGAGATGTATAAACTACCTGCGATGTATGTAGGTGAGTATGCAGAACGAGATGCTGAAATGACTTTAGACTTATGGCAAGAGATGAAAAAAGAAATATATTCTCAAGACATAGAAGACGTATTTAATTTAGAGACCGAACTTTTTCCTTGCCTTGTCGATATGCGATTTTTAGGCGTGCGAGTAGACGTTGAAGCAGCGAATCAATTAAAACACAAACTACTAACAGAAGAAAAAGAGTGCTTGCAAAAAGTAAAAATAGAAACAGGAGTAGATACCCAAATATGGGCTGCTCGATCGATAGCGCAAGTTTTTCAAAAACTAAACCTACCTTTTGACCGAACTGAAAAAACAAATGCTCCATCTTTTACCAAAAATTTTTTACAGAATCACACCCACCCACTTGTGAAACTAATTGCCCGAGCCCGTGAAATAAATAAGGCTCATACCACTTTTATTGATACCATATTAAAACACGAACATAAAGGACGAATACATGCTGAGATAAACCAACTTAGATCAGATCAAGGTGGCACCGTGACCGGTAGATTTAGTTATAGTAATCCAAACTTACAGCAGATACCAGCACGGAACAAGGAACTTGGACCACTAATTAGGTCATTGTTTATACCAGAACAAGGTTGTAAGTGGGGTGTATTTGATTACTCACAACAAGAACCAAGACTTGTTGTACACTATGCAGCATTACAGAATCTCTATGGAGTGGGCGAAGTGTTGGATGCATACCAAGATGGTGATGTAGACTTTCACCAGATCGTCGCTGAGATGGCAGAGATACCAAGAGAACAGGCCAAGACCATAAACCTTGGTCTGTTTTATGGTATGGGTAAAAATAAATTACAAGCTGAACTAGGTATCAATAAAGAAAAGGCTGATGGTTTATTTAGACAGTATCATTCACGTGTACCGTTTGTAAAACAATTAATGGATAGTGTCATGGCAAGAGCACAAGATCGAGGTAGAGTTAGAACTTTGCTGGGTAGACTATGTAGATTTCATCTTTGGGAACCTAATCAGTTTGGTATACATAAAGCATTACCACACGAAGCAGCGCTCGCGGAACACGGACCAGGGATCAAAAGAGCTTACACATACAAAGCTTTGAATAGATTAATACAAGGATCAGCGGCTGACATGACTAAAAAAGCTATGATAGAATTACACAAAGAAGGCATCACACCACATATACAAGTGCATGATGAACTTGATATATCTGTAATCAACCCTCTAGAGGCAGCAAAAATAAAAGATATAATGGAATCAGCTGTGGACTTAGAGGTCCCTAATAAGGTAGACTATGAATCTGGACCAAATTGGGGTACAATAAAATGAGGTATTTTTATGGCTTACTTAAATGCAAATATTCCTGTAGAATATGCACAAATAAGAAGGGAGTTTTTATATGATCTTAAAAAACATAAAGGAGAAGTTGAAGACTGTATCATCTTCGGTGTTACAGCGATTACGGGTAAAGCACTCTTATTCCATGCCATCATGGAGAACGGTGCTATCTTTTATCGTCTCCCCATATCGGCTTTTATTCAACGTGGTTTTCAACCGAAAGATGTTCCATCCAAAAGACTTGATGAACTTCAACTGTGGAATAGTTTTTCTTATTACCCTGCTGTTACTACTTGGGATATTTTAGAATCACAATCCGGTAAATATATAGGAAAAGATAAGA